ACTACTTCATCATTAATAGCAATCGTTAATGCACCTGTTAGTGCGAAATTATCTTGTATCATTTTTAAACTCCTAGTTTAATGTTATTCTATTAAGTTGCGCTCCATTGAGCACCCTTCCTGATATTGTAGCAAGAGCTACTAAATCACTAATGCTGAATACTTCACCAGCTCCTTGAACACTTTTACCAAACTGGTAAGAGGCTTCATCGTTAAAGGAAAATGAATCTGTAAAATCTCTTGTAAAATTAAGACCTACAACTATCACATCTGACATCGTACAAATATTTCCCTTATTACCATAGTAATCTTTATCTACTAAGGCACTATCATCCAATGCAAACGCATCAGTAATTACTTTAGTTATGCCATAAATCGAATTATCTCCAAAAGAGAATAGGTCACTAGTACCTTTGTTTATCGAATTAGACGAACTATCTAACATTATTGTTTGATCTGTTGAAAATATTTTAGACAAACTGCTAGCTACTATCTCTGAAAATCCTAGAGTATCTGTATCACTAACTCCAGTAATATCTTTTCTTAATGAATCCCCCATAGTTACACTATCAGTAATTATCTTAGTAAGCATTGTGTAACTAGAATCCGTAAACGAACAAGAATCACTAATACTTCTAACATAAGAAACTACTCTAGTGAATACATCACCTACTGTGTAAGAGTCTGTTATATCTTTTTCATGGGTTAATCCAACAATATCAGTAAAAGAAAAGATGTTTCCTTTATTACCATAAAAATCTTTGTCAATTTGGCTGAGATCATCTAGGGTAAACGCATCATTAAAGTCTCTCTTATATGCAACAACCCTAGCAAACGTTTCTAGTAATGATATTGTTTCTTCTTCTGGCTTAGTTAAATCTAAACCTTTTTCTTCAGTTAATGTAGTTGTATCTGTTAAATTCTTTTCTACTAAATTAAACCTAACATCACCTAATGGGATAGTTTCATAAGCCCACTGATTATCTGATGAGGTATCAATATAAGCAACAACTTCTAATTCTACATAGTTAGAAGTAACTGTAGCTTCTGTTGGAAGCCCCATATCCACAACTGCACTAACAACGGTAATCGTTGCTCTTGCTGGCATATTAGAACCCCGCTCTGATATCGAACTTTAATAAATCTCTTACTGTAATAATCTTACCAGGAGAGCCTGTATAAGTAATTGTAATCTCACCTTCATACTCGCCAGATACACCATCTAATGAAGTAGGTGTCCATTGCATTATTACTATACCACTTGTTTTAGGTGTTGTAATAGTACAAGTAATAGTTTCGTGAATAGTATTTGACCCAATCTTTCTAAAGTTCATCTTAACATTATCAACTGTAGTTAAATCTATAATCTTCCAAGTAGTAGGATCTGTCTCATCTAAGGTCACTCCTGGGGCGGCAGTATTGCTGTCTCTTAAAGTAATATTAAGTTCTGGCATTGTATCACCAGAGACTAATCTAATAGTATTGTAATATTGCTTATCAGCTTCGTAAAAAGTATTTCTAGCCATTATGTCTCCTAAATTAAGCCACTTGAAAAGGCAGCTGTATAATCGCCACCTTTAAGCTCAGCACTTGCTGCTTTACTATTTAATAGCTGTATCTTGTCATTTACTAATCCAATAAACCTACCTTCTGCTTCACCATCTCCTAAGAAAGAAGAGCCAAAGGCTAATGCTGCATATAAGATTAATTCATACTCTTCAAGAATATAAGGTTGAACTTCAACACCACCAATAATAGTTCCAATAGGAGGTTCAGCGTAATGATACTTTAAATTAAATTCACCTGTAGCTAATTGCTTTCCATCTTTATCTGTAAGTAGGAATTTAGTTAGCTCTCTAGAGAAAGCAAAATTAGGTTTATTATTATGGAAAGATCTAGAACCGACCCTACGATAAACAATATCATCAGACTTATCTGAATCTGTCCATGAACCACCACCTGCT